CTAGAAATCTCAGCATAAGTCTTGCTAGAAAAAACAGCCTCAAGAAACTTCTCATCACTACAACGAACCCTAGTCTGCTTCTCTACGTTAGTAACCTCTGCCATAATCAACCTCCAAATCTCTTAAAACCAACTTACTTCGCGGTTTCAGTCACGCGACTGATTCCTACCGCGTTGTATCTTCATTATATCCTTTGTATCGGCGTTGTCAATAGCCAGACTTGAATTTTTTGTTGTTCTACCAAAAATTCTTTCATAGTTTTTATCCCAGGTTTTTTGATCAACCTGACTTTTACGACGCCTTGAACCTTTCCCGTTCTCGCTCATTTAATTCTCCAGTACGAAAGACCAGTATCGGCTATCTTCTTTTTTTTGCAGAGCATCCCAGTAGATTGATCGTGCAATATAGGAGGGAATCCTATGCTTGCCACAATTAATCATCCAATGACGTTCCATTTTCTTATAAGTATCAATACCACTCTTACTTTTATTATACTTCAGATGTTCCATATCGTAAAGACGAAGTTGATGAACATCTCCGCACAATACTCGTGCCTCATTAGGATGAATCATTTCAAGAGCAAAACTTACCTTAGCCAAACCAATACCATTAATTTTATTTACAATAGCATCTCGCTTCTTAACGTGACCCTTTTTAGTAGTAAAATAAAAGTCTTTAGGATTGGCCCAAAATTTAGTGGCAAAATCCCAGATATACTTAGTACGATTATTGTGTAGACCAACTCCACTCCTGTGAAGTTTTTCTCTCAGAATATTTTCATCATCAACCCATTCACTAAAATTTTTGATAGCATTATATCCTGAGCAATTGCCCTTCCAAGTAGTATGCACAGAACAATAAGCAAATAGATAGCGACGAAAAATATCTTCTACATTTTGTGGACGCACACTTTCCCAATATTCTTTGTATGCTACTACCTTATCTCTTGGAAAAATAGCAAAGAAATTATCGGCTTTACTCTTATCAAGAGTTGTATGCTGAATCGGAATCACTGTGTTTTCAACAATCATTTTAGTCTCCAATGGGTATGCTGTGATTCTACACTAAGAGTATCGGCTTGTCAAGGCCCGTTTCTTTAGACTGTTCTCGCAGCACCATGCAGAAACTTAAATGTTGGAAAACGCAAACTAATCCCGCCATCTTGGTTTTTTGTCTCTTCAAAATATTGAACAGTGATAATCTGTCCTAGAATTTTCTTGGGATTCTTGTAAAATTCTTGACGTTGATCAATAGCAAAACCACTACCTACCCTAACAATATTATCTTTATGCTTAATCATCACGCAGGAAAGCATAGTCTCCTCACATTCTGCACTATCCTTAACATATCGAAATGGCCCCATTTCAACATCTACCACTTCGTATTCATCATCAAAAAATTTCTTAACTTTCAGCAAGTCTTTACTACGCTTACCCTTATACGGTTCATCAGCACGAAGCATCACGCCTTCCCAACCATAATCATTACCTCGTTTAGTCCATTCGGCAAAATGATCATCGTCTTTAATGAGTTCTTGACCAAGCACACTAAGACAAGTGCAAGAATTGTTTTTCATAACTTCTCGCAGGTTATTATAGCGAATAGAATATGGACGATTCTTTTCACCTTTCTTACTATAAAATTCGTCATGAGAAATCATATCAAAAATCTTAAAAGATGGATTAGGAATAGTATGATCCTTCTTCTTGAGTTGTTTCATTACTCCTTGAAAATCCTCATTACCATCATCATCAACCAAACAAAGTTCACCATCAAATACTACATTAGTAATGTTAAGAGCCTTAATACCATCCCTAACGACGCCAAGAGTATCAAACTCCTTTCCTGTGCGGGAATAGAAGGTAGTATCACCATTAGAGTCAACAATCCCAATACATCTAGCACCGTCAATTTTTCTGCTAACATACCATCCATCCTTCCAATCTACAAGTTTAGGCTCATATTTATCTGCCAGAGCAACACTAAACTCTGGAATATGGTCAGGGATAGCCTTGTTAATAATCTTGTCACCAGCACGGGTTTTCAAATCCTTGTCGATAATACAATGGATAAGTTCCTCATATTCGGAATAGTGTTCGATAAAACTATTCACAGCAGATATAGCATCATGCCCCGTAATTTTACGACTCTTTAGAGCATCCAACAAATCAAAGAAATTTTTATATTCGTTCTTTCTGGCTACAAGATGATTCTTCTTCTTCAAATTATCGCTGGTCACATTATATTGCCACAACGGATGATAAGTATAAAGTAAAATATTTTTAGTGAAAGATGCTGCGGCACTATTGTGTCCACAATAATCCACAATAATTCCTTCTTTATCTTTAGTGCTGCTAGTGGCACGAAGATCACGAACCATTCCCATAACATAATTAAAATCGTGAATCATCTAAAGTCTCCTTGTGTGAATAATCCAGTATACCACACACTTATCGACTTGTCAAGCCATCTAACTGTAATTTATTTAAATGTTCAGCAACTATATGTGTGGATATAATTTTGATTAGACGATATTTTTGATTTTCGTTTAATCCATCTTTTTGACATAGATATTCTAAGGCATTAATAATACCATCAATATTATCATCAAATTTACCTAATCCAGTATTACATCTATCACACAACCAACCTCTAAAACTATTATTAGTATGATTGTGATCTAGCACCCACTTTTTAGGTAATATATGACAACATTCACAATCATTAGGTTTAGGAGGAGCCTTCTTGTGAAGTTTATTTCTTATTTTAGTGTGTTTTTTAATACAGGATCGACATCTACTATCTAGATTATCCTTGTGTGATATATGTTTGGGAAAAGATTTTAAATTCTTTCTTTTCTTACAATACATACATACTTTACGAGGCATAATTATTTTTGATCTTGAAACTTTTTATCAAAAGAATCTTCTTGGTTTCTCAAAAAGTTGCCACGAACATAACCACCAATAACTGGAATTGGGGTATTTAAATATGACATAGTATTTACTTATGTTTCTTGAGTTGTTTCTTTAGTTTTTTCAAATACCTATCTTCTGCCAACTCTTTAGGATCTTTCTTTTCTTTTGCACGCAATTTTTTGTATATCTTTTTCCAGAAACTCATATTTACCTTTGTATTAAGTGGAGGCGAGGGGAATCGAACCCCTGTCCTATCATAGTTCAAATTACATTTTCTACAAGTTTATTGAGTTCATAAATTAAACAATAATATAGAACACACAAGATTTTTATTGTCTTACCAACTACTCTTAACCTACAACCCGTTGGACATTGTAAGTGCAGAGGGATTTAACGACAGACTTTTGATCGCTACCCTCATTCGCAATCGCAGTCTGTTACTGCCTATTTTTATTAGGCAGCAAGGGCTAACTGATTTGTGCCAGTTAAAGCATTTAATCGACTTTTAAAGTGGCCTGTCGATCAACCACTACTTGCTAACATAACTCTCCGTATGTAGTCGAAACCTTTACGCCCCCAATGTTATCGTTGATAGTCAAATAATTCAAAGTCTTTTTTATATAAATAGTACACAATTATTGTTGATCCAGCAGTTTTGGGAATATGACAAAAAGTATAGTTTTCAATTTTCATAAAATAGGGCGTGTAGGAGTCGAACCTACCTTTTGAATACCTTATAAGAGTATGTGCCACTACCGGCGGCAACGCCCCGTGTTGTTATATTATACCTTATCAATCAAGACCTGTCAACCCTTGAGATATTTTTCGTAATAATTGCGATAAATACTCATAATAATACCACTAGTTGTTCCCACATTTAAAGATCGCACACTTCCATAAGTGGGAATAGTTAGAACACAAGAACATCCCATCAAAATCGTTTCTGACAAACCAGAGTTTTCTTCTCCAAAAATAAACATTGGCTCATCAACATTTGAAAAATCAAAACTAAAAGGATCGAATGTGATATCCTTATATTCTGGAATATTATTTTCAATAGCAATCAATGTACGACCACTTAATGAGTGCGATTTAATAAAATCTTCTTCGGTTTTATGATGATACATCGGGGTGTAGTGGTGCGTTCCTACGCTACCTCTTTTATCCCACTTCTTTTTTCCTACATAATGTACGCTTCTGAATCCAAAAAAATTAGCATTACGAATCATTGTGCTAAGATTAAAATCTCCTTGGATGTTAATCATAGCAACACTAGCAGCAATACTATTATTCTGACAATAGTTAGCAATATCTGGAATACTCAAATCTTTAAGGCTGTCTATTACGTTCATTTTCCAAATCTTTTAGTTGTTGTTCCAAAATTTCTCTTTGCTTATACATTTCCACACAATTAGTGCAGAAGTCTGAACCGATATACTCTCTTATATCAGCAATCTTATTTTTGATCTCCCATATTTTTACGTCTAGATCTGGTACGCTTGGCATTTGATTTCTTCACTTTCTCTTTGGCCCAAAAGACCATATCGTTTAATTCACTATCCCATGCACATTCGATTAAATCTTGACCAGCCAACTTAGCCAGTCCTACATTGTGAATCCAAATTGCTGTTTCTTCAAAAATCTTTTCATTGGCATCTTCGTTCAAAAGAGGTCTACTATCATTATCAAAACCAACACAATTATTTCTAACAAGATTAGTCATTTGTTTAAGACTAATATAATTATCGAGATTTTCATTTGTTGGTTCTTCGCTCAAACTTTGTGCTGCCGATTGTCTAACATCAGCAACATATCCATCCAAATCAGTGATTGTATAAAGTTTTTCGTCCATTATTTCTCCAATTATTTTATGTATTTAGATACACCACCAGCAGATTCATTATGATCTTTAATGCGGTCAATCATATCTTGCAAAGTTAGCGTTCCTCTAGGAAGCCATTTTATGTCATTATACAACGCTGTCAATACCTGCGGTATCCAGTGTTGATAAGCATCTGCATAATGGTCTGGAAAGTGTTCTTTAACTAAAGACTCAATAACAGACAAAGAGTTTTTAATATCTTCTCTTAGAACAGTAATGATTTCAAGTTGAGACTGTTTTTGTTGTTTCACGAGAAGCATCTTTTCTTTTGAGTTTCAAAATCTTATGGCGAGTTTTATAGATTCCGGTATCTAGATTTTCATAATCATTTCCCATATAAATGTGAGCAAATCCGGCGTTCTTGTCCAAACCCCAGGCTTGAATACCTTTATCATCAACTTTCTCTACAACAAACTTTCCTCTATATCCCATAGGAATGAGTTCTCCATCATGAATATAGTATGGGCCACCACCAACCTTAATCTTATCTCCCTTTTGGAGTTGAGTCCAATGGAAATTGGATTCTGCTTTCATGGTTCTTTTTTCGGTATTCGTAATCTTAAAAGAAAAAATATGATTACAGTTTTTACAAACATAGGCTCTAGGCCCGCTCAATTCATTACAATTCGGACAAGTTTTCTTACCTTTTGGCATTATCAATTCTCCTGTGAGGTACGCTGTAAGTATACAGCACTAATCGGCATTGTCAAGAGGATTCTTTAGTCCATCTATGATAGTTAGTTTTCCTGGCTCATAATGAGCAAAATAACTACTATGAATTTTCCTTTTTGTTAAATTATCCTCCTCGATTTCTGTATAAACATTTATACGATATCTATTATCCCAAAGATTAATAATCTTAGTCACAAGATGATGCTTAGGTTTATTTACCTGTTTAAAAAGCAAACTTTCAATTTCGAGATCCATTATTATTAATCTCCGGTTTTTGATAAGTATCTACTGCAAGAGAGATTTTCTGGTCTGCTGGTGTTTGAATAAAATCTGTAGGATAATAGTCTAGTGTTTCCCAATCCCATACCTCAACCCTTTCTTGCCAAGGAAAACTCCCAGGGTTTTTAATATCATTTGCTCTTTCATGTAAATAATTATATAAATCTGCCCAAGTCATATTATTCCTCATTATCTGTTCTCTCAGTTTTAACTTCATATAGCACAATATATCCCCAACCATGATCATTAGAGAAAGTATTTGTTGCTACAATCTCTACGTTGGGATTAGCCTTTAACCAAGTATTAATCTCAGACGCATCTGTCTTGTGTTTAATTTCAAACAATTTAACTTTTAACTTTTTCATCTTGATCTCCTGTTTGCTCTATTAAGTATACGAATAGTTTCTTTAGCGTTTGATGGAACCATAACCAATGATGGTGCAGTTTTATGACCCCAATCCATAAAACCAACAGCATGACTTTCTACGCTACATTCTTTACAAATAATTTCTCTTTTGGTTTCGATCAAAAACTCGTAGCGATCAATACCAACGCAATTTTTACAATAAACGCAATTCATGTTACCTCCATTGGATGTATTATACCACAGTATCGGCAGTTGTCAATGGTCGGCTTGAATTAAATTTAATACCGTGCCGGAAATATTGGCAAAAGAATTATCATCGGTACTATAATAGATATTTTTTAGTCCAACAGCATTTAATAATTTAGAACAATTGATACATGGCTTACTACCTAATATTAGTCCTTTTCTGTTTATGCGTAACACAACAATGTTCCAATTAGTATCAATAGTATTATAATTATCCAACAAATTACTAATGAGATAACTCTCAGCATGAACAAACGGATATTCTATATATTTAGGTAAATTAAATTGTAATCCAATTCGTTTTGCTTTAGCATTAGTTTTGGTTGGATTATTTTGAGCAAATGCTATCATTTTATTACCATCAAATGCGGCAGCATAATGATAACATCTAATTAATTTTGTCGGTTTCCAATTTTTGTACGATTTTCTGATCGTTTTCCAAATAATTTTCATTTTGAATATCGTCCAAATTAGTATGCAGCGATGGTAACGGTATTGATTTTACAGATTTTTGTCTAGGGGAATCTGTCAATGGTATTAATTTTGGTTTAGTCTTATCCATTTTTATCTCGTAGATTGTGGTATTCTAAACCTCTTTCTAAGAAATGATCTTCATGTTTAGTAAAACCAAAATATTTACGAGCAAATTCTAAGACTATTTCTGGCTTGAAACAAGAACAAGAATAAACGTCTAAACTAATAAAGTTCACAGCCTCAATAGCATGAATTTGAATACCACTCTCAATCAAACCAACCCAACCACTCACACCATATTTATCAGCATAAATTTCACGACCATGATCTGTTGGCCCATGAATAACAATTGGCGGAGTCATTCGTGTCATGCCAATTTCATCGACTAATCTCTCTAAAAATCGGTATACTAATTCAAGATCATCTGCCGTTCCTGGCTTAGTATTATACATATCCAGAAAATAACTATAACCGAAGGGTTTTGTATTCATAGTAATCCTTTAGTGTGCTAGTATATATAGTCCTATATTAGAAAAAGCATAGCCACAATAGGCATAAAACATACCATAATTACCAGACCTTAATTGCTCAAAAGCAACATAAGTATAAATTATACCGGTCAATATGATTAATGGTTTACTCACGCTATAATTCCTTTGCAAATTTCTTCGTGATGCTCTATAGCATAGTCTTTCATTTTGAGTTCCATGTCAACATCAAAATCTAATCCATACGTATTAAAGGGGTTTTCTGCATAATCAGAATGAGCCCTAGGATTATTTCCGGGTTTACTTTCGCTATAATGAAAAAGAGGCTTATGTCCGTGCCATGTGTCGTGACAAGCCCTTAGTGCTGTTTCTTCATCTAGTTTATCTGGATGACATTTATGATGAAGATAGTCGAATGTTATCGGAATGTTTGTGTTTGCATGAAAATGAGTAATAAGTTCTAATACGCTCCAGCAATTAAGTTTATCGTCATTTTCAATAACAAGCCTTGCTTTACAATTATCGTCAAGTTTATTAAAATTATGTTTAAATCTTTCAATAATTTCTTTATAAGTACCATTTTTATTATGAACGTGCATATTCATAGGTGCTGTATAATTTGCTGGAAGTCCAATCCTATCAAAAAAACTACTATAGAAATTAAGTTCTGTAATTGTTTTTTCCACAGCCTTTTCGTTTGTAGATGCCAATACATTAAATTCACTTGGATGACAAGTAACACGAACATTGTGTCTTTTGATAGTTGATTGAATATTATCAAACTCATCTTGAATAGCATCATGATTTGGCAAATCTTCAAGACTAACATTAGCCTCATCATAAGTAATCAATGGGAAAATATCACTACTAACACGATAAATATAATTATTGGCGGCACAAAATTTAATAGTCTTATCTGTCACCATAAGATTATTTTGAATTCTACTACCAAGAATTTCAAGTGCTTCTTCTCTAGGCAACGAACTAAAACGCTTATAGGTCATAGTTTGGTGACTAAAACCTTGTTCTTTTAATTTTAGAGAAATACAACACAAACCATAACGCATAAATAGAGTCTCCTTGATCGGATTATATCATAGTATCGGCCAGAGTCAAGCCGTTTCTTGAGGAATTTCCTCAACAGATAGAATTTTAACTAGTGAATATTGAATACAAGGAAAATCTAATTTAAAATTAGATAATGCTTCTTCAGATGAAGATCCATCATGTATCTCATTTATTAACAAATTTTGTTTTGAAAGATCATTATTCTTAAAAACCTGTGCTGTAATATTAAAAAGTTTCATTTTTCCACCCAAGCGACTCAGAGATAATAGGAAACTGTTCAATAAAAATATTTCTACAATCTAGTGCTATGTTCATATGTTCTTTTTGAGTACCATTGGATGATCGTAGATTTATATAGTGAATCCATGAGCGAACACTTCCACTCATATAAAGTCTAGTAGGAGTTGCTAATGGTAAAACAAACCTAGCACACTCTTTAGCAATACCATCTTTGATCATGCCGTCATAAATTGCTTTTGCTTTCGCAAAATGCTCTCTGATTTTACTATTCCATCTAAATCTAGTCTCATCTTCAACATCATCAATACTATTTTGACGATTTTTATTATCTTGTCTACGCAATTCAAACATAGGAATTTCATCTGCTAGTAAAGTTGTATCGGCATATCTTTGACTAAATTCCTGAAAAGTAAAACTGCGATGACGAAGTATTTGTGCGGCTAATCCTCTGGTAGTATTAATTTCTAATGTCATAAAAGCCATTTCAAAAATACTCCAGTGTTGATGATCTATGCAATATTTAAGTAATCTAGCATAGTTATCGTTATCTTGGTTGTTTGGATTGGACACTCT